GTTACGTACACTATGCCCGACAAGGAGTCGGAGAGTGTGCCTTTCGTGCACATGGACGATATTGATTTCCTGAAGAGGAGATTTGTCGTTGATGAGAATTTGGATGGATATGTCCAGGCGCCGTTGGACATGTCGTCGATTGCCAAGATGCTCACAGTACATGTGGCTTCTAAGGCAGTGACACCCGAAGAGCAGTGCGTGGATATTATCCGCTCTGCTAATAGAGAGTTCTTCTTCCATGGGAAGGAGGTCTTTGAGACAAGGCATGCACAGCTTATTCGTGTAGCCGAAGTCTCTGGACTTTCCCCTTTTTTTGAAGGCAAACAGTGCCTCCCTGATTTTGACAATATTAAGGGAAGTATTGATGCCTTCAAGGAGAAGTGCTAAGGGCCCTACGGGGCCCCGTCGCGCGTGGATCCCGTGCGACGTAAATCGCAAAGAGATCCCGGTTGGGACAGAACACTTATGTGTCAGTCGCACCAGATGCCAAAAGAAGCATCCCAACCGTAGAGCTGTCCCCCGAGGACAACCCCTATTCAGGGGGGAGTACTCGCTCGCCGTGCAACCTGCGTGTCAGTGTGAACCTGCTGGCACAATGCAATACCGGTTTTCTACAACAATTTCAGAGGCTGCTCCCTCAACAAATGAGCAAACAATGGTGTTTTCGGACGCTTCCCAAGCGTATTCTTACACCGTTGATTCTACTCCCGATCCCACATTTAATGTTGGGAATTATGGGAACTCCGATCTCGGAGAATTTCTATCCCGACCTGTTAGAATCCTCACTAAATCGTGGGGACTCAATGGAACCTTGAACGAGACTTTTGATCCGTGGACGCTGTTTTTCTCCAATCCAGCAGTCCTAAATCGTCTCCAGAATTACGCTTTACTTCGATGTAAACTTAAACTTAAAGTTGTAATTAATGCGACCAAGTTCCATTACGGTCGGGCCATTCTATCGTATGACCCTTGGAGTGGTTACGATCAAGTATCCCCTGTGTTTATTGGTTCACAGGATGAGATTATGTTTTACTCACAGAGACCTCACGTCTATATCAATCCTACTAATTCAGAAGGTGGTGAACTCGTTTTGCCTTTTTTCCATTTGGAGAATTGGATTGATGTGACCTCTGCTGAAGCATTTTCGGAAATGGGTTTTGCCAAACTCACTAGCTTTGATGTCTTGAAACATGCGAGTGCTGGCTCGTCTGATGTAACAGTGACGATTTTTGCCTGGGCAGAGAATGTGGAACTGTGTGTTCCTACGGCTACTGCTGCTATGCAATCGGCTGCCCAGTTCAGGGAGGCGTTTCCCCAGTCCAAGGACGAGAG